GAAAAATTTGGAAAAGATAAATTTAAATTTCAAATCTTAAGGTTCTGTGATAGTAAAAGTGAATTAGCTTATTATGAAGCAAAAGAACAATTTGACAGAGAAGTCCTCATGAGTGATGATTATTATAATGGTATAATTAATTTGAGAATTGGTAAGATTAAAAGAAAAGTTTAAAATACCGGGTTGATAATTAGACCCTCTAGATAACTATAATAGAGGTTCGATGATAGAGAGTGTAACATATAGTGAATATAATATTAAAATATATAACTTAATTAATATTATTAATATTGCTGAGCTCGAAATATTTAAATATTTCCATAATAACAATATTATTATTAATTTTAAATCTCGTGACTGTAAACGATTAATTACACATTTTATTATTAATAATATTTTACAATATATTAAAAATCCAGGTGCTGAGAAAATTATATTAAATTATAATAATCTACAATTACAGATATTAGATAGTTGCCATTTAAATGATATAGATATTATAATTAATAAGGTATTACGAAAATTCAAAATTTGTTATATTAATTATAATAATATAAACAATTTACAAACTACTGATCTTTTAGATATTAAAAGAAACTTACAACGTTGTGACATTACAACTAATAAAATTTATACAATAAAAAAGTTTCTTAAAGAAGGTGGATTTTATCAACTTACAAAATATATCGATATTGATCAACATTTGAGAATGTCACTAGCTAAATAAACTTTATGAAGTTTACCCAGCTAGTAAATGAAAAATTAAGGCTCTATGGTGAGGCTGAATTACCATTACAATCTAATCAACTAGATGCAGCAATGCCATCCCCGGCAGAATCAGTGCCGGCTACTCCTAATGAAATTGATGATCTAAAAAAAGATGTAGATTCAAAAGTTTCATTAATTATAAAAGGTTCTCTAGACATGATTAGAGATGTTATGAGTGTAATTAAACAAACATTTGCTAGTGAATTAAATTCAACTAAAGGTGATGTACTAGATGATAAATTACAAGGTATTATTGATGCAGCCAGTGTTACTGATATTGAATCAGCTACACCAGACAAGCTAGATGAAATTCAACGCAAAGTAAGGGAATTATTACCCGGAGGAGAAGTATAATATGCCTTATAAAATAAAAAAACAAGGTTCAGGTTACTTTGTTGTTAATGCTAAAACAGGTAAAAAGAAAAACCTCAAAGCACATAAAACAAAAACAGAAGCACAAAAACATTTAACTGCACTTAATATTAATGTCAGAGAATCATTTGATTCATTGTGTAATGATTTATTAAAAGCTTACTTGTTCGAAACTGTTACATCTTCATTATCTGGCGGTTCTTTGGATTTAGATAATAATGATGATCATAAAGCGGCAGCTGCAGAAATGCTTAAACAAGATCCCGAATTAGAAAAAGAATTAGGTAAATTTAATCAATTGAAAAAAGTTGTTGATACTAATACATGGAAAACTATACCCCAAGATCAACAAAAAAAGATTATTGAAGTAGCAAAAAGAAAGCTACAACAAGACCAAAAAAATAATGCCGCAAGTAATATTACTCCGGCATTGCCTCCTACAAATATAACTGCTACTGGTGGTACTAGTAACGCTGCTTAACGAGACTGAGAAAATTCTACAAACTTATAGAATTCAGCTCGAGCATTATTGCCATTATCCATATAAGCCCCAGACATCTTAGCTGTTCTCATAGTAGAATCATGTTTGATACCCCTATTAGAACAGCATGTATGCTTGCATTCAATAAGAATAGCGACACCTTTATTACCTTCACAGATACTATTAACATAGTCATGAATTTGTGAAGTTAGTCCTTCTTGAATTTGGGGTCTTCTAGAAAACCAATCAACAATACGATTCAATTTAGATAATCCAATAACTTTACCTTCTGGTGATGGGATATAAGCTACATGAGCTACACCAGTAAAGGCTGCATGGTGATGTGAACAAAGAGATGTTACTTTGATATTGTTTTGACAGACCATTCCATCATATCCATCTTCATTATCAAATGCTGTAATATTGGGTGGTTCATTATAACATCCAGAAATAAGATCATTAACAAATGCTTTAGCTACACGTCTGGGTGTATCAGCACTATTAGTATCAGATTTCCAATCAAATTGCAATGCATCTAAGAATTGCGCATATGCTGCAGCCGCTTTTTCAATAACAGCCTTTTTATCCGATTCATCTAATGGCAAATTACCATTAGCTCTTGTCAATAATTTATTACCTAGTTTAGACATTAAACCATTATAAAATGGTTTCGTTTGATATCAATATTTTATAAGATAATTTACCGTGACATATGGTTGCATGTTATTATGTGGTTCATTGTCACCCGCTACTGTTGTATATCCACCAGCTTCACTTGTTTCACCTATATAGGCAGATACATCCGGTGAAAAAGTTGTAACATTTTTGTTTTTTGATTCTTCAATTGCCTTAGCTGCCATATCACCAGGTGCAAAAGCTATTACTGCAGAACCTCTGGTATATATACCATTTCTATACATATCAATATATCCGTAATTTAAATGTGCTATGTTAAAATATTGATGCGTATGATTATTGTTATGTGCGTGTGCGGGTAATTCAGATACGTTTAATTTATGATAAAATTCACCCTGCAAATTATTGCTTCCTAGTGTGATATTTTGATTTTCATCCCAATAACCAAATTTTGGATTTAATGGAGAAGTTCCATTACAATAACCCATAATTACTCTACCCCTTAAATCAGGCAATGAAAATGTTTCGGACCCTACACCGCCATATAGACTACCAATAACATTATATAATTTTTGATATTTTGTTCTGGATACTTTACTGCCGTTACACAATAACCACCCGGGCACACTGTCTATATTTTCTACTTTACCCGTATAAGCCTTTAATGATCCAACTGGCATTATTTCATCTAATGATTCTTTAATGCCTGCCTTTATAAAAGACAATAACTCACCTATGGGTGTTGCGCGAGTTTCTAATTTTTTATCAACAGGATTTTGTTGATTTACAACAAAAAATTCATCACCTTTTAAGGTTAGAGAATTTTTTAATTCTGATATTTTTACTCTTTCTTCCATTTTAGTATTTAATTAAAAAATTTGTCGTGGCGCATGGTTGAATGTTTGAATGGTAATTAACACTACCTTGCACGTTAGATGAAAATGACACTTTCGTATCACTATTAAAGGATGAATTTATTGTTGGAGGTGTTTTTTTTCTATTTTTAATTTCCTCAACAAATTCTTTTTTATAGACAAGTACTGTTCTAATTGGATTATTAGCCGCATAGTTTTTAACAGCATTTATCCTACTGTTATCATATGATTTAAAATTTAAGCGATTATTTAAAACAGAGCTATAATTTGTACTATAAATGAGTCCTAATCCAAACCCACCTGTATCAAATAAAATATTTTCTACACTTTGTGAATTAGGAGACAATCCAGCTATTACTATCCAATTTATGGACGGAGATGCAACCAAACCATGTTTGCTTTCATAATAGTAATTTTCTCCTGCATATCCATATCTATTATTTTCGCGCTTATTATAATCTGCCATATTAACATAATTTAAAATCTTATGTTTATGTGGTGTTGCATAATGTCTATGATTTTGAATATTTTCATTTTCTAATTTACAAGAAAAAATACCCCTATCTGGATAATTAGGATTATTGCCCTCGCCCAAATAAATTTTATCACCCGGTATCCAATTACCAAAATCGGGCTCATATGATTCACCTGTATGTGAGTACCCCATTTCTATCCTAGCCTTTAAATCTGGCAAACAAAATAATTCATCAGTAGATGGCCCATAAGTCTCACCAATTAAATTCCATAATGCTTCGTAATTTTTTTTCTTTACAAGCTGACCATTGCATAGAAGCCAACCTTTTATAGACTCTTGACCAATAACCTTACCAGCATAAGGAATAACAGTACCAACCTCTATAAAATTAGAAATTTCTTTTTTAGCTTCTTCTTTTACATAGTTTGTTATAACAGATAAAGGAAGTGTGCATGTTTCATAATTGCCACTATCATTTCTTTGATTAATTAAAAAATTTACAGGACTAGCTGATAATCCATAAGATTTGTCTAATTCAGAAATTTTAACAGGGAAGTCAGCCATTACACATATTTAGTGAACCACCGATGCATCCATCGGCTTCTGTTCATAAAGAACAGAACTTTAGATACTTCATAGTCAATGCCAATGGTGTTATCACAACATCATGGCCTTATTTTAGCTCCATATCTGTAATCGTACGTTCCATACGATTGACTAAGGATCAATCGATTTTCATGACACGGTTTATGTAAATATAAACATGAAGCGTTTTAATAAGGTTATTGAGAATAGTCTTAAAGATAGTCATTTAGTAAGGGTAAAACTTAAAGTCGATCCAGCCGATTGTACTTCAGGAGAAATATTGAAATACAACGGATATGAAGGTTATATTTTAGCAGAAGATGAATCTTCTTATACAGTTTATGTTGAAAATATTGGTTTGGCTGTTGATCTACCAAAGACTATCGTCTCCATACAAGATACTTTAAATCCTCTAGAAAAATTAAAAATCAATGCATTACAATTTTTGATCAATAAAGGATTAGCAGATGAAATTTTATTAAAATCTATTTATATGGCTTCTACACCAGATTGTATAGAAGCATTCTTGAGGGAAAAGGGAATAAATGATTTTGATATTTTATCTGTATATAAAAATGCACTATTTTATTAATATTTAATAATATAATTTATCGCTAAGTACGGCTGCATATTATTATGCGGCATATCTCCACCCGCATCAGTTAATTTTGTAATTTTAGATTCTGTTGTTTTTTCATCGTATTTAGGATTTCTTATGCCGGTTTTTCTGCGGTTTACTTCAGCGAAAACCTCACCGTTTTGTGGCGTAGTTGCTGATTTGGAACCACCATCATTATTCCACCAATGAAATTTTGTTAAATCCATATAATCATGTGTATGACCTATAGTATCTAGATGCGTATGGATAGGCATTTCACTTTGTGTTAATTTGTGTTCATATTCGCCGCCCGTGTCTGCTAAATTTATTGTTTTGGTGGGCTCACCTAAGGGTACTGGATCATTATTAATACCGCAATATCCCATAGGTACTTTTCCAATAAAATTTGGTAATGGAAATGATTCTGCATTTACAGGACCATACAACCCACCTATAACATCAAAAAGTTTTTTATACTTCACTCTGGACACATACTGCCCATTGCATAATAACCAACCATTTAATTTATCATATTGTTGGATATTGCCAGCATACAATTTTATAGAACCGATTGGAATAAATATGTTTAATAAAGATTCTAATTTATTAGTAAGATATTCTGCAATACGTTCTGTCGTTGTATATCGCGTTTCTAATACTTTAGTTATTCTGTTTTCTTGATTAACAATAAAGACATCGTCATCTACAATAGGGTATGCCTTCTGTAATTCTGATATTTTTATCATATTATCCATAGATTATTTTTATTTAATGTTTATGATATTTTTATGAGCAAGTATGTTTCTACCAAAATTATTGAATTGGGTTCTTGTGCTTTCAGGCAATGGAAAGCTGTACAATCCCATTGCAGTCATGTCCATGGATATCAGTTAAAGGCTAAATTTTGGTTTGGTTGTTCGGAATTAGACGAGCGTAATTGGGTTGTAGATTTTGGCGCTCTTAAAGAACTTAAAGCAAAATTACAAAATCAATTTGATCATACATTATGTATTGCAGCTGATGATCCACAATTACCTTTATTTCAACAATTACATGATGCGGGGGCTTGTGATTTAAGAATTATGCCTAACGGTGTTGGCATCGAAAGAACTGCAGAATTTTGTTTTAATCTTGCATCTGAACATATTAAGACATTAACAAATGCAAGGTGTTGGGTAGAAAAAGTAGAAGTATGGGAGCACGATCTCAATTCTGCGACATATGAAGGCAAAACTTTAACAGAAGCTGTTGTACAAGCGGCTACAGCACCAGTGCCGCCGGTAGTATCACATGTAAATCGTGGCGCATCTGTAGGTAATCCTGTAACAACAGGATTAGGTGGTTTATTTAAAGGTACTAGCTGGGGATGATAAAAAGAGAAAGAGATCCTAATTTAGTAGGACTTGAAAATAATATATTTTCAAAAATGAACGAAATTTTAGGACCTGATATAAAACAATCAGGTCCTAAAACAGATGTAAAATTTGTTTCTTTTGAAGATGCTTTAAAAGAATTATTAGAATTAGAAAAGTCTAGTGTTGTACCGACTCTAACTTCTTCACAATAAACTTAAGAATTTGTGACCTCACAACTTCATTTTCAGTAAAAAGGAAGGCATGAATTCCTTGATTTTCACTTTCTTCATTATTAAAAGCGTGTCTAATTTTGGAGAATCCGGATTTATTTCCGATATCTGCTTGAAACGAATCTCCTATAATAATATATTTTGAATTTTCACCAAAACGAGTCAAGATAGTAGTTAACTCAGCCGTATTCATATTTTGTGCTTCATCTACAATAACAACTGAATCTCTGAATGTTAATCCTCGAACAAAATTAACAGGCATACATTTAACAAAATTATCCCTCATGAGATCACCACCGATTTTAGGTCCTACTAATTCATCTAGTTTTTCCATTAGAGGCAAAGACCATGGTTGAAACTTTTCTTGTAATTCACCCGGTAAAGATCCCATACTTTTAGAAGCACTTTCTACTATACTCCTAATATAGATAATATTATTAATAGATTTTGTTTTTAACATTTGTAATCCGGCTAACACTGCTAGATAAGTCTTAGCTGTTCCCGCAGGTCCATCAACAAATACCATTTTTGTATGATCATACATTAGCATTTCAAGGAATGAATTATGAACATCATTCAGTTTGAATTTGTTTTGTATTTTAAAATTACAAAACCAATCTTTTCGTTTGCTAACTTCTAGGTTATGAAGAAGTATATCTGCATCTAATCTGAGATCCTCTTCTTCTTGCATCCGTTTTCTGGTTTTCTTGGCCATTAAACTTATTTATGGGTGATTTGCATACATGCCCACGTTATTATAAAACATGGAAAATTTAGATAATGAAACTATGTTTATCTCTGATGATAAGCTCTTTTATACATTAGAGGGAGAAGGTAAGTATGTCGGAATGCCTTCTGTATTTATGCGCCTCTCAATGTGTAATCTTACCTGTAAGGGATTTGCTTCACCGGATTCACCGCACGGATGTGATTCATTTATTTCTTGGTCTGTTAAGAACAAGATGTCTTTTAAAGAGATCAATCAATATATGATTGATAATGGATTTACTGAGAGATTAAAAGCCGGAGCTATTCTTAAGCTTACTGGAGGCGAACCTTTTTTACAAGAAAAGAAATTATTAAAATTTATTAGTTATTTTGAATTAAAAAATGGATTTATTCCAAAAATTGATTTTGAAACAAATGGTACATTGGTACCATCAGATGAATGGTTAGATCTGGGCGCGACATTTACTGTATCACCAAAATTATCTTCTAACGGTGATCCTGAGAAGAAGCGATATAATCTTGATGCTCTAAAATGGCATAAGAATAGTAATCGTTCAACCTTTAAATTTGTGGTTCAATCTGAAGATGATATCGATGAAATTGTTGAAAAATATATTAATAAATTATTTTTAGATAATAAAGATATTTGGTTTATGCCTTGTTGTGGTTCTCGTGAAGAACATACGGAAAAAGCAACACAAGTAGCTGAATGGGCTAAACAATGGAATGTTAATTTTTCACCAAGATTACATTTAGTACTTTGGAATAAAGCTCTTAAAGTTTAATATGGATACACAAAAAGTTTCGAAAATCTTTATCATGAATGGTGATAAAGTGTTACTCTTGTTATCTAAACATTTAAACAAATATCATTTACCGGGTGGTCATGTAGATCAAAATGAAACATTTGAACAGGCATTGCAAAGAGAAATTCATGAAGAAACTGGACAACATTTGAAATATTATCATCGTATCGGTTTTACTAGTTATAATATTTGCTTATATATTGGTAAATTAAAATCCAATCATATTAAACTATCAGATGAACATTTAAAATATATTTGGGCTCCAGTTAAAGATGTTTTAAAATTAAATGTATGTAAATTTACATTTAGAGATATTCGTTATTTACAAACCATTTTAAATGTAACTAAAAACACTGTTATTGACTCTACGGAAGAAGAAGATAATTAATATTATGAGAATTGCAATTAGTGGTACATCTAATATTGGTAAAACCACATTAATCGAAGATTTTGTTAAAGAGTGGCCTAATTATACAAAGAACAATTATACCTATCGTTCATTATTAAAGAATCATAGTAAGAGCACAGATCAAGATACACAATGGATGATCTTGAATAATATGATTGATGAATTACAAAAGTATAGTAAAGATGATTATGTAATTTTTGATCGATGCCCATTAGATAATTTGATCTATTCGCTTTGGGCAAATGGATACAAAAAAGTAGACGATGCATTTATTTCCAAATGCATTCCTTTAGTAAAAGAAAGTATGAGATTCTTAGATATTATTTTCTTTTTACCCATATCAAAGATGTCTCCTGTTCCTATTGTTAATGACGGTAGACGTGAATCTGATCCTGAATATATTCAAGAAATTGATAATATTTTTAAAGCTATTGTTCAACAATATCAATGTAATTTAAATTCTACACCATTTTTTCCAGCTGATGATTCTCCCGGCGTCATTGAAATTTTCGGTAATAGAGAACAACGCATCCAATTAATTAAGCAATATTTAAATGCAAATGGTGATGTTTTTGGTGCAGAGCATGATACATTATTTTCAGAAGAAAATCTCAAAGAATTGAAAGCTCTTCTAGAAGAACAAAAAGATACACATTATTCGGAACAATTCAAGAAAGAGCAAATTGCAATGCTCAATGAATTAAAGAAAGAAATTAGTAAGTCCTAACAACCTTTACAATATAAGAAGGTTTTTCATCTAATTGATCTGCAGTAAAATCCACGTCACCTTGAGATATGTTCAGTGGATTATCCTGTTGCACACTTTGACTCGTTGCAGAATAATTATTTATAATAAAATTTTTAAGCGCATATTCGAAAGAATTCCAGTCAAATGCTGTTACTAATCCACTAGATGTATGTAATCCCGCGGGATTAAAAGATAATCCTTTTTCAATTAATTTAGAATTAATATCTCCTTGTACAACGGAATTATTTCGTTTGAACGGTGCGTATACCGAAAAAGTACCCCAACCTGCTTCTGTATTAATAATATCTGATATATAACACGGATATAAACATGCTGCCTCATTCGCGGGCATAATAATAAAGTCTTTATCTTCTAAAAATTCTAATTCTTTTGGCGGTATAGGATCGAGATATGATGTTGAGGTATGACCCGAATCAATCGTAATATAGGATGTTCCTACATATATTTGTTTAAAATTATCATAAATTTCTGTTGATAAAGTATCAATAGTATTTAAAAGATTTTCATTTATAGTTGCAACATCATTCGAAATAGCAGATACAGTTACGGATAATGTTGTATTTTCAGGGCCGATGACGAAATTTTCATAATCAATAATAGAAGTACCATCTGGTGTTTCTAATACCAAATAATCACCAGCCGCTACATTTTCTACTACCGGCAAATCAAGAATATTAATATCATCTTTTTTAATAGCCATTGATTTTATTTACGGAAAAATTAAAATAAACTATGAACATTTTAGTTACAGGTGGATATGGTTTTATCGGTAGTAATTTTATTAATTTTATTGCTAAAAAGGATGAAGTAAAACAGATTTTGAATATTGATTCAATGACATATGCTTCAAATAAAAATAATATCGTTGATAATTCAAAAATTGTTCCAACATCACCGTTAGATATTCGTGAAACATTATTTATTTCTAAATTACTAGACGCACAGCAAATCACACATATTGTTCACTTTGCAGCTGAAAGTCATGTGGACAATAGCATTAATGGTCCTGAAACATTTATTAACACCAATATTAACGGCACGTTTTCTCTACTAGAAGCCGTGAAACAATATGGCAAATTAGAAAGATTTCATCATGTATCAACAGATGAAGTATATGGATCGTTAGGACCTATAGGTTTTTTTAAAGAATCTACACCTTACAATCCACGGTCACCTTATTCTGCATCAAAAGCTGCTTCAGATCATTTAGTAAACGCCTATCATCATACCTACGGATTGAATACCACGATTAGCAATTGTTCTAATAATTATGGTCCTAATCAACACACAGAAAAATTAATTCCAAAAATTATTACTAATTTGAATCAAAATAAAAAAATTCCAATTTACGGTACTGGTCAAAATGTTAGAGATTGGTTGTATGTGGAAGATCATTGTGAAGCTATTTGGAAGATACTTTTAAAAGGAAAATCTGGCGATACCTATAATGTAGGTGGTGATTGTGAAATGAATAATTTACAAATTGCAAAAGTTATTTGTAAATTATTAGGTAAAGATCATGAAGAATATATTGAATTTGTAGAAGACCGAAAAGGGCATGACTTCAGATATGCTATTGACTTTTCTAAAATCAATAATGAATTGGGTTGGCTTCCCAAGACATCTTTTGAATCCGGTCTCAAGAAGACTATTGATTTTTATACAAAATAAAGTTAATAAATATATGTCAAAAATAGGAGTAGGTATTATTACCTGCAATAGAAAATCATTTTTTGAAAAATGTTATAATTCATTACCTGAATATATTGATGAGTTGATCATAGTAAATGATGGTGATCATTTAGATATAAAACCACAAAAAGGTGTTTTACATGAATCAACAAAATTCAAACAAGTAGGTCAATGCAAAAATATTGCAATGAAACATTTGTTAGATGCTAAATGTGATTATATTTTTACACTAGAAGATGATATTTTCATAAAAGATAGAGATGTATTTAAAAAATATATTAATGCCCATAATAAAACAGGCATTCACCACTTTAATTTCGGATTTTCGCAAAAAGAAAATTTGGATAAAAATTTAAATCCTGTATATAAAAAAATTATTGATTACGGTAAAGATTTAAAATTAGTTTTGACTCCAAATGTATTGGGTGCATTTACTTTTTATACTAGAACTTGTTTACAAGAAATAGGATTACATCATAAAGATTTTAATAAGGGGCATGGTGATCACCCCGAATTGACATATAGAGCATATAAGCATGGATATACCACCCCATTTTGGTGGTTTGCAGATATATACGAAAGCTGGAATATGATTGGAAATCAATCAAATATGGCAGATGATTCTTTAGTTAGGAATCAACAAAAATTTTGGGACAACTTTAAAGAGGCATGTAATTTGTTTAAAAAATTGCATGGCGTTAATTTGTTACAAGTACCAATGTCTTCTGAAAAGGAAGTGATTGAATGTTTAAAACAATTAAAACATCTAAATGATTAAAAATAAAATAGGTATAGGTATTACTACATATAATTCTGAAGAATATTTTACTGCTTTATATAATAGTATTGATAAATCAAAAATTGATGATATAGTTGTAGTAAATGGTGGTAACTCATATAATCAAAAATATGACTGCAAATGGATACAACATACTAAAAATAAATATCCCGCCACCTGCAGAAATGAATGCATTGATTATTTGCTAAATGAATCAAAATGCGAACATATCTTTTTAATAGAAGATGATATGATAATTAAAGATTCATCTATTTTTGCGAAATATATCGAAGCATATAATGCTAGTAAATTAAAATATTTTTGTTTTGTATCAACTTCACCCGGATCTGGTACACCCGAAAAGCGAATTCCTAGATTAACCGTCGAATACAATAAGGATGTCGCTGTATCTTTTTATCGAAATATGTGTAACGAATTTACATATCATCATGCTTCTGTATTTTCTGAATTGGGATATTATGATAATTCTGATTATATGAGAAATGGATTTGATGTTGATATGGCCTTTAGAGAATCGAAAATAGGTAAATGGGCCGCGCCATTCTGGTGGTTTGCAGATATAAAAAATTCTGATTCATATATTCAGAACAATCCCAATGCGGTTAGCAGATTACAGTCAAAACGATCAGATGGTTCTCGTGAAGAATTAATAATAAAAACATGGCAGTATTTTAAAGAAAAACACGGGTTATTTGTACAACAAATACCAGATACTTCCTTAAATGAAGTAACCCACTTCATAAAACAATGTAAACAAAATGCATTATGAAAATTTTAATAGGAACAAATACTTTTGGAAATTATCATAGACAAAACGTTGCAGTCGATTCATGGAAATTTTTAAAAGAAAAATTTCACGATCAAATTGACATTATTGATATTCAATTTGCAGACGAAAAAAATATATTCAAAAATAATTATAATCTAGATGTAAAATTTGATTTAACTAGATCTAGTTTGGATATATTAAACAACGCTAAAAAAAAATTACCTTTTGTTAATGATATATTTTATGCTATATCAAATTATATATCATCTGATGAAGATTATTTTATTTTTACTAATAGTGATGTTATAATTAATTCAAATCTAATCAATTATATTAATGACAACAAACCAGAATGTTTTGCATGTTCGCGTCTAGATATACAAAATATTTCTTCATATCAAAACATAAAAAAAGAAATAAAACCAGTAAGGTGGGAGATTGCTGGCTTTGATACATTTATTATGAAAAAATCTTGGTTTTCAAAATACAAACATCTTTTTAACGACTATCTACTGGGAAAACCAGAATTTGATTATGTATATGCATTCATAATGAAAATGTACGGCGACAATACGCCATTCGGTAATCAAGCACCCCCATTTTGCTTCCATATACATCATGGAAATTCCTCCGTTACAACAGAGTGCCCCGAGCGAGAATATAACAGAAACACTTTGCATGCAAACAGCTTTGATTTATTAATTGCAAAATTAATGTTTCAACATTTAAAAACAAATTTAATTAAACGACAACCATGGGGCGCGTTTCTACACCCAACAGACGATGAAAAAATAAAAGAAAACGAATTTTTTCAACCATTTAACATAAATTATATTCAAAAATTTTAGAACAAAACATGTATAAAAATTTAAACATACCATTAGCAAGAGATACCATAAGTAAATCAAATTTAAATAATCTTATTGATTGGTTACAGACTAATCCAATTTTAACTAAAAATAAATTAACAATTGAATTTGAAAATAAATGGTCCCAGTATTTAGGATGCAAATATTCAGTATATGTAAATTCAGGTTCTAGCGCGAACCTTGCGATGATATATGCACTCATACAATCTCATAAATTAAAAAATAACAAAATTATTTTACCAGCTGTCTCATGGACCACAACAGTAACACCCGCTATACAATTCGGCATGAAACCAATTCTTTGTGAGTGTGATAAAGAAACATTGGGTATAGATATAGAACATTTGGAGCAATTGTTCAAGGAACATACACCAGCTGTTTTAATGTTGGTTCATGTTTTAGCATTTCCGTGCAAAATGGATGAAATTTTGTATTTATGCAAAAAATATGATGTTATACTTTTAGAAGATTCATGTGAATCAATAGATTCTACTTATAAGGGTGTAAAAACTGGTAATTTTGGATTAATGAGTACCTTTTCATTTTATTACGGGCACCATATGTCAACCATAGAGGGGGGAATGATTTGTACTAATGATGAAGATATGTATCGTTTATTAATTTCTTTGCGTTCACATGGGTGGGACAGAGATCTTGATAGTGAATATCAAAAAAAATTAAGACAAGAAAATAATGTGACAGATTTCAGGGCATTATATACATTTTATTACCCCGGGTTCAATCTTAGATCTACTGATTTACAAGCATTTCTGGGAATAGAACAATTAAAAACAATGCATGAATTTTCTTTAATAAGAAATAGAAATTTTAAAATTTATCAAACAAAAATTAAAAATAATTTTTGGAAAATAACTGATTTTGATTTTTGTTTTTATTCTAACTTTTCTTATCCTATTATAACGCCCAAAATAAAAGAATTGGTAGAAGAGCTAAAAAAATACAATGTAGAATCTAGACCATTGATTTGTGGATCTATAGGAAAACAACCATATTGGGTTAATCTTTATGGAGAACTTAATTTGAATTTTGCAAATACAGTTCATGATCACGGATTGTACTTACCTAATAATCATCTAATGTCAGAAGAAGAAATATCACAACTTTGTGATATTGTTAATAATATTTTGAATTAAAAAAATGCAAAATATTTTATTATATAATGAATTCCATAACGGTGATTTATTTTATTCACGAATTTTTCTTAAAATTTTAGGAGAAAAATTTAAAATCAAATATTTTCATAATAACAAAATAGGGTTATTTTGTGATATGCCATATATTGAAGAATATAAATTTCGAGATCTTGAGAGACATAAACAACATTATGATTCATTTATCATAAACACTTGGATAGGTCAAAATAATTTCAAATATTTAAATTCTGTAAATTATGGATGTAGCTTCGAAAACCATTTATTTTTAGCTAAACATTTGGCCAGCCAAATGGGTGTGTCTGCACACAACAATTATGACGAATATATCCCGACTATAAATTATAGACTCATACCACAATATACGGAGATAAGCAATATTATGGAATCACTTAAACAAAGTTTCTCGCATATTGTTTTATTATCAAATGGAGATGTGCAATCGGGGCAATCACAAAATTTTGATTTTTTAAAAATTATTGAAAAATTGTCTATACAGCATCCAGAAATATTATTTTTAATAACAAAAAATATAGACAACAAAAATAAAAATGTAATATATACTTCTGACATAACAAATATAACTCCTGATCTATTGCAAATAAGTTATATATCTAGTTATTGTAATATCATAATAGGTCGCGCGTCAGGTCCTTTTTGTTTTACACACACAAAAGAAAATTTATTAAATCCTGAAAAAATTTTTATTTCATTTTGCAACAATAAACACGAGGGTATTTTTTATGAAAAACAAAAATCAAAATTTGCCTGGCATAATAACTATAGCAGTGAAAATATTATAGAAATAATAAACAAATGTATTATATATGAAAATCGGTGAAACAATAGAACAAATAATCTTGAACAAGACCAAAGAAATTTTAATTAAAAATAAAAATGTTGATTTGCCTCAAGATTTAATCGAAACAGATAATTTGGGTGAAGTAATTGAAAAACTTTCAATTTTGCATTGTAGAATGTGGTATTTAGAGGATGCCATTAGTGATGCAAAAAATGATTCTGAAATTGCAGATTTAAAACGAAAAATTGATATTTGCTTTAAATTAAAACGGCCACGACTAGTTGAAGCAATTAATAGAATGGTTGATAACTGCATCTTAAGTAGTAAATCACTCGTAGAAGATTCTGTTAAACATTACAAAGGGTTTGAATAATGCAAAATCTTATTATAGGAAAAACCGCACAATTAAATTTTTATTTTCCCGATAATTACCTTAGAATTTCGTCTCGCAATATAAATTTTAATGAATTTGCTGGTAGAAAATTTGATTGTGTATATATTTTATTTGCTGAACAAAGAACCTTTTTGAACGAAAACGAATGTTTTTTTACTGATATTAATGTCGATTATACATTAAAAGTTGTAAACTTTTTTAAGGAAATTTCAAATAAAGTAGTAATATATTCTACATCTGAATTATGGAATGATTATGAAGGTGAAATTGAAATAAATATGCCTTTCAAATATAATTATTCGCCATATATAAAATCAAAAGAAATTTTATCGACTATAATAAATGAAAATAAAAATTTATATAAAAATGTTTATATAATATATCCTTTTAATTTCAATTCACCGTGGCGCAAAGAAGGATTTTTATTTTTTAAAATATTCAATTGCATTTTAAATAAAGAAAAAATATCTATAGGTGATATAAACATGCAAAGAGATATCATTCACCCCCAAATCATAGTAAATGAATCTATAAATACCGATAAAGATAAACTTATTGGAACAGGTTTTTTAATAAACATTAAAAAATATATCGAAGATATTTTTATATCTAAAAATATGACTTTTGATGATTATGTAGTTTGTAATATATCTAATAATTTATTAAACACTCGAAAGGAATATTATTCAAAAATAAAATATTCTAGTTATAGTGAATTACTAAATTTAACTTTAAATGATATAGAAATATCAACAAATAGATTGAAAAATCTTTAAATTAATTTAAAATAAAATTTTCATGAAAAAGGCATTAATTACTGGCATTACCGGGCAAGATGGTTCTTATCTTGCTGAACAACTCCTCGACAAAGGATATCAAGTACACGGAATCATAAGGAGAAGTTCATCATTTAACACATCAAGAATTGAACATATATATAAACAACTGCATTTACATTATGGAGACGTCACAGATACATCTAATATCAATCGTTTATTAGAAAAAACAGAACCGGATGAAATTTATAATTTAGCTGCTCAAAGTCATGTCAAAGTTTCATTTGATATTCCTGAATATACAGCTCAAGTAGATGCTGTTGGGACTCTCCGCTTCCTTGATGCAATTAAAGAAACGGGATTAAAAGATAAAACCAGATTCTACCAAGCTTCTACTTCTGAGCTATTTGGAAAAGTTCATGAGACACCACAATCAGAGAGAACTCCTTTTTACCCCCGTTCTCCATATGGAGTAGCTAAAATTTATGGTTATTGGATAGTAATAAACTATAGAGAATCTTATGGCATTCATTGTTCTAATGGTATTCTCTTTAATCATGAATCTCCTAGGAGAGGTGAAACCTTCGTATCGAGAAAGATTACAAGAGCAGTTGGAAGAATCAAAGAAGGTTTGCAGGATTGTTTGTATCTTGGAAATTTAGATGCTAAACGAGATTGGGGTTATGCTCCAGAATATACTGATATGATGTGGAGAATGTTGCAACAAGATACACCAGATGATTATGTTTGTGCCACCGGAGAAACTAATACTATTAGGAGATTTTGTGTAGAATCATTTAAAGAAGTTGGAATTGACATTGAGTTTCGAGGAGAAGATGTAGAGGAAGAAGGTATTGATACAAAGACAGGAAAAGCTATAGTAAAAATCGATCCCAGATATTTTAGGCCAGCAGAAGTAGATTTATTATTGGGCGATGCAACAAAAGCTAAAGAAAAACTTGGTTGGGAACCCAAAGTCAAATTTGATGATTTAGTAAAGATCATGACTAAAGCAGACTGGGAATTGGCTAAACAACGCAAATAAATATGGCTCATCATTTTGTAGAAAAAATATGGGGTAGTGAAGAATGGATTGTTAATAATGAAAAATATTGCGGCAAACTTTTGCGAATTAAAAAAGATCATAGTTCTTCATGGCATTTTCATAAATTAAAAGACGAAGTTATGTATGTACATAACGGAAAAGTCAAAATTATTCATGGATACAACGAAGATATAAATCATTTCACAAATAAAGAAATATTTTTACAAAAAGGCGAAAGTTTTCATATACCGACAGGACTAATACATAAAATTTGTGCATTAGAAGACACTGAATTATTTGAATTTTCGACACAACATTTTGATTCTGATAGTTATAGATTAACAACTTAATATGCAAAAACTTTTTATAGCAGGACACAAAGGCATGGTAGGATCCTCAATATTGAGGCGATGCACACAATACGAACCATTAACAATAGAAAAAAAAGACTTAGACCTTAGAGATCAAAGGGGTGTTGATGAATTCATACTACGCACAAAACCGGATAAAATTATTATTTGTGCTAGTAAGGTAGGTGGTATAAAAGCTAATAGCACATATCCAGCTGATTTTATATATGACAATTTAATGATTCAAACAAACATCATTAATAGTGCATATAAGCATGGTGTTAAACGATTATTGTTTCTTGGCAGTACATGCATTTATCCTAAGTTTGCACCCCAGCCATTGAAAGAAGAATATTTATTATCTAATAGTCTCGAACCAACTAATGAAGCTTATGCAATTGCTAAGATTGCGGGTATTAAACTTTGTGAGTTTTATCGAAAGCAATACGGAGTCATTTATCATTCTGTAATGCCCACCAATCTATATGGTTTGAACGATAATTATCATCCTGAGAATTCTCATGTTATTCCTGGTTTGATCAGAAAGATTCATGAAGCTAAAGAAAGAGGTGATAAAGAATATCAAATTTGGGGTAGTGGAACACCAATGAGAGAATTTTTAAATGCTGATGATTTAGCTAAGATTTGTTATAAGCTTTTAGAGATTGAAAATCCCCCTAATATTGTAAATGCTGGCTCTAATACAGAGTTAAGTATATATGAACTAACAAAAAAAATTTGCAAGGTAATTGGATTTGATGGGAAAATAACAACAGGTGATATATGTTTAGATGGGACGCCGAGAAAGAAAACTGA